CAGCACCATTAGATCCCGCATATTCATAAGTTGTTAAATCAATAGAGTTAGTTTGAATTTGGGCAGAGTAAGGCAATGAACCTTTATTGTAGAAATAAAGATTAGCACCCTTTTGAAGAACTAAAAACTCAAGATCAGCATTACCTGCTACGTTGACCCAATCGCCGTTAGTTACAATCTCTGAGTTAGCTAGAGTAAAAGAAGAGTAAGAGTTATTACTTTCGTATGCAACACCTAAGCGTCTACGACGAGAACCATCACGCCGTAAGTCACAGTTAAGTTCATCTACAGAGGCACCCTCAGGAAATGTCATTTCACCAGCTTCGGTGACCAGACCCCTGATAAAGTTATTGACTACCTTCTGATTTAGACTTTGAGCCATTTCGTTCTTTCTCTCTTTGGTCTGCGTAGTCTCTTACTCTTTTTGTCTTAGACACTGGCATACGACGAAGGTAGTGTTCTAAGTCTCTCTGAGCAGCTTGGACTGATGTATAGCGACCAGCTAAATCTTTAGGCACAAGACCCTTTTCATATCTGATCTTAAAGAATTTATAGCCACCTAATTCTTTTTCTATGTAGACTTCTGTAAGTAGCTTATCTGACTTACAGACACAGTATTGGTTGGCTGTGTCGTGGTCATATTCGATCATTAGTTACGTCCGTAGTAGTTTCGTGTATTGTCACGACGACTTTTGTGTTGGTCGTTTTGAATGTAAGACTTTAGACGACGAGCTACTTGTTCTACTTTAGGGTCTGACCCGCCCTTGAATAAAGAGAAACAGACAGACTTAGACTCAGCCAATAGGTAAGGCATAAGTGTGTTGTCAATATCTGGTTCGAAACTATCCGTCTGACTAAACGCTGGGTAAGTAGAACCAAATGCACGGATCTTATCTTGCTGTAACGTGACCTCTACATTACTGTCATAGGAATCCATAATAATGTATTCATCATCAAAGGATGTGTAGTAAGTAGGTGGTTGATCAGAACGTACAAAAATATCTAGGTTACCATCGTATGTTTCAACTAAAGTTCCATTCTCGTCCATATGATCTAGAAAGTAAACAGGATCTACAAACTCAATTAAACGAAAGTCTTTCTTCGAGATAGTCCCTACATTGTACTCTACACGCTCAATATGTTTTGTATCAGATGGATACTTGAAGTGTGTAGGTTTAGTAGAGTCACCCATTGACACAAGAGTCATAAGCTTATTGTGCTCAGGTAAGTCCCGTGCAGCAATGATGTTGTAGTATGTATCCTCAACTACTGAGGCAATCTGTTGTGCTTCAACGGTGTCTGAAATGCTGTTCACATCCTCAGAGTCCATATCAGACAGAATAGATTGTACGATCTGTAGGAGTGTTGTCTTCATCTTACTGAGCCGATCCCATCACAGACATAAAGGCAGAAGCTACATTCAGTGTAAAACCGCCATCACCTTTAACTTTAATCTCTAAGTAGTCGTTAGTATTAAATGTAGTAAAACCAAAGACAGAGATAGATCCCCATGATCCTGAGCTAATAGAACGGATTGTACGAGAGCCACCTAATTCTGTACCATTCTTAAACAAAGAAAACTCAGCATTACGAGTGGTACCACTAGCATTAGCTGATGAAATAGTAAAGATAACCTGTGCATCAATAGTTTCAGCACCAGTATACTTAAGCCGTGCGTTAGGTGAAGATTCACCAACAAAACCATTAGCCTGAGCTACAACAAATGTAGGGTCAAGGATCGTATCAGATGTTGTTACTATATGTTGGTACGCAGGTGTTGTCGCATCAAAAGCAATATAGGAACCAATGTAACGAGTCTTCTCAACCCAATCACCTGAACCTGCTCCATCAGCTACATATACTTGACCTGCACCTGCAGATGAAATATCTTTAGGTTCGTGAAGGTACGGATCTGTTAGTGTTGAGTGATTTACGTTAGCCATTAGTAACCCCTGACAGTGTTAAAGATATTATATAGAAGAAAACATCTTTTGTCAACAAAAAAATGAAGGGTACCCCCGAAGGGATACCCAAAAGTTTTATACCGCTGGATCGGACACGATTGTGATGATACCTTCTGGGCGGTACTTCTTGACACCATAACGAGCAGTTGTGACATACTCGTGACGTTGGTAGTCTTTGTTGTACTCGTAGTCAACCTCAGGCATTTGACGCCATGCACCAACAAACGGGTTGGAGCCAGCATCGGCTGAGAAGAACAAGTTAGCAACACCGTTGTTTACTGAGAAGTCGTTTGCTGTTGAACCATCTTTTTCAAGAAGTGCTGAGTCAGAAACTGTGTTCTTCAAGTAGTTCGATGTGTATACGTCGAAGCCGTAGACGTTAGCTACGAAACGCATACCTGTCGCAATACCTTCACGAACAATACCTTCCCACTGAGGGTTGTTAGATACGTTGACAAGGTTTGTCAAAGTATTCAACTGGTACTCAACGGATGGATCAACGATTGCAACCAAGCTACGGTCAGCAACTTTAGACTTCTTCAATGCGTAACGAGCAAATGCGAAGTCAGCAAGTTCTAGTTTACCGCCGTTACCACCTGAGATACGGTGAGCAACACCATTGGTTGTTTCCGCTGAGTTAGCTGATACGCCAACTTCTGGAGCAGCCATAGTGGTTGACTCAAAGTGTTCCATGATTGCACGAGCTTGCTCAGGTACGAAACGTGCCTCAAGTTGTGCTGAGTAGAACGAGTCTTGCGCAGCCTTCTTGGTGATGTATGAACCTGATTGCAAGTATTTATCAATCGTGAATTGGAACTCAGCTGTATCTAGTGGATCATATGTTACAGCTGAATCTTCGGTGTAGGTGTTTACAACTGTTTCACCGATTGTTGGGATAGTGAATGTGTCACCATCTGGGAAGCCATCCAACATACGAACGACGGACTGTGCCATCATTTCGTCACGAAGGATTTCTTTTAGTTCCGAGGAGTAAACCTCGGCACGAATCAAACGCTGCATATCAGCGTTAGAGGAAATCATACCAGCCATTTGCTAGTCCTTTCTTAAGTGTTTCCGAACTTGTCACCCATTTGCATTCGGTCTTGAATCATTTGTTGTTGGACCTTGGGTGAGTAGTATTGGTTAGGATTTTCTCGACGTAAGTTCTGGTAGTAATTCCAGTTACGTACATTCGAGGCTTGCATGTTTACACCTTCGGTACGGACAGAACCTTGAACCATAGGGTTGAAGGATTTCTGTGGTTGACCAATAAGAGAGAAGAAAGCGGTGGGTGACTCAGCTGCAATATCACGCAAGCGTTCCATTGACATACCTAGTTCCCGTGCCTTCTCTTGGACTTTAGCAGCTGCTTCGGTACCAAAAGATTTCTGTAACTCTTGATCTACTTGTGTCAAGTTCTGTTTAATGACAGAATCTCGTTCACGTTTGACCAGTGTTTTTTCAACAAGGCTTTCCAAGTCGTTCTCACTAAGACTCGCAGTGGTGTTCTGTGTCTCCGTGCTACCATTATTATTGGGCGTTGCAGTTCCTACTGTGGTAGTTCCAGTAGCCTTGTTCTGCAACTGTTCAAGAAGCTGCGCTTGATAGTCTTGCTTCTTCATATCCTCTCGTAGAGTAGCTAGCTGATCTTCTAGATTTTTAATGTAGCCATCTGCTTCGAGTTTACCTTTAGCTAAGACTTCAGGATCTTTCCAGTTCTCTCCCTTCGCCTCTACGAGTTTCTGCAAGTAAGATTCCTGTGGTGCGGTTTCTAGCTGCGTCTGCTCTGTCAACTGCTCGGGCTGTTCGGTTGCAGCCAAGTCAGAAAATACCATAATTTTATTCCTTGTCCAGATTGATGATATCAAGCACTTGGTTTAGTGCTCGGTTATACCCGATGCGATCAGCCTGTTTATAGGCCCACGACGGGCTGTCATAATCAGTTGACGATGGGGTTTCCTTGAGAAGAGACTCAAGAATACTTTCAAGACGAAGGAGACTTTCTCGGTTAGACATAATTAGTTGTCTGACCTTTTCTTTATCCTCTTTCGTCTTACATTGTTTAAACCATTGGGCCTTCATTAAACACCCATTTCTTGTTTCATTGCTAACATCTCTTGGTTCTGCATCTCTGCTTCTTGGACTTCTTGTTGTGTCTCAAGTTGTTCAGCAACTGCAATGTTCTCTGAGAACAAAGTAGGTTCGCCAAGTTCTTCCGCAAGAATACGAGCAAATTCTTTACCCGACATGTGTGCAGCAACGCTAGGGTCTGACAGTTTAATCTGATATAGCTGTGTAAGGCTTTGTACTCGACGCGCACGTTCTGCAAAGTGACGGGCACCTATAGGAACAATCTTACCGTTAGCTGTGATGTCATCCTTAGTTACTGTTTGGAATATGACAGCATTGGTAGAAGAATCAAATACACGTAGAGTATCCGCTACGTTCATTTTACGACGAGATATCTCAAACATAGCATTCAGGACAGGCTCTAAGAACACACGTTCAAAGTGAGCAGTCTTATGTTCAAAGATACGAGAGGCAGCATTCTGGAGTGTCTGTACCTCAAAGGCTGTCTTCTCACCTGCAGTACGGATACCCATAGCCTGACGAGGTGCCCCTGCCATCTCTTCCATCTTGTCTTCTAGTAGACGGATCTGCATGTCAGCGTTTAATGCTGTAGCGTCTGGGGCTAGATAACCCACATCGCCTTCGTCACCCATGTAGATACGTGTAGCTGGGGCAAAGTCAAAGTCTTCTACGTCACCACGGATCTTAAGAATTGGATATGCAATCTGGTCGAATACGTCAGCCTTAAGGTTTTCCAAATGGTCAATGCGGTACTGCATACCTACAAGATTATCAAGAGGACCCATAGCGTATAGGTTGTCAGGGCGTGGCCTCCAACCTGCGTGGAAGATAGGCGCATGACCTAAGTAGCTTGGGTTTTCTTCATTAGATAAAACATAAGCACGATCAACTATTGTAATGATACGGTCTTTAAATAACTGGTCAGACGCTTCATCATAGTAATCACCGTAGAACGTAAGGATCTCTACATAGTTAGACTCGTAGTATTGTTGGATGGAAGTAAACCCATCTGCAACATAACCCTCTGATTTATCCTGACGCTCTGAGCTACGTACAGCTGCACGAGCTTCTGTCATTTTGCTAAAGACATCCTTCATGTATTCTTTAGAAGGATCCTCTTCAACCATCTTTTTAATTTCACCTAATGTTTTAATTGATCGTATGATCTTAGGTGTCTTTTCAAATGATGAGGCTGTAGGATTAAAACAAATGTCATATGGTGAGATACGTACAAGACGAGGACCTACGTAGTTAATTACAAGGTTGTCGTTTTCTTTAACATTGTAATTCTCTTCCCAAACAACAGTAGCAAAACAGTTACCGTATTGAATATAGTCATAAAGAATATCAGACGCTGTATTGACAAAAGAAGATTGAGCTACTTTGTTTTCCATGTAGGCTTGAATAGCGTCACGCTTAAACTTTACGTTGTCCTCTCGTGACTTTGCTTCAAACTTAAACCAAGTTTTTTGTGGAAACAATGTAGCAAAATAGTTTGCATGAAGGTTGTCCATAATCTGAGTAAGCTTTGGTGTAGTCGTACTGTTGGACCAAGGAAGCATAGCGTTCTTAGTAGTACGTGTGTCCGTCGCATAAAGATAGTTGCGAAGTTCTTTCCACTCTTCTACTTTCTTATCACGAAAGCTTGACCACTCACGCCAGCGGTCAGCAATCTGAACAGCAATGCTGTCTGATTCAATTACATTATCTAAGTCGATTGTCTCACCAGCCATTAACCAGCACCTCTAAATCTATTATTAGCCCACACAATGTTTTGGCTACTACCCCTTTTTACATTACGTGCAGGTTTGACAGCCATGTCTACTACAGAAGCTAGAGCATCAATCACATCATCGTGTGGTGGATTACGGGACCCTAGTTCTTCCTCTAGTATTTGAGTATTACCACCACGGTAGTGCCAGATACTTAAGTTATCATAGCGTGGTTCTAAGACAGATGAGATACGTTCTTGCTTATTACCGTGGTTTTTATTTGGACGGAACTCGTCGATACTTATGGCAAGTCCGTGTTGTTTGATAAGTTCTTTAAGTTGCTTGACGATTGCCATTTGTGCAACTGTTGTTTCAGCCCTGAGCTTTCGGAAGGACCACTTGTTAGAGAGGTGGAGGATGTGCTCAAAGTAATCAGAGATTCGGTCAGTCCTGAATCTGTCGATGTCCAAGACGTATATGTTGTTTTCTGAGTCAATGCCTATCACCACTATAGCTGTGTAGTCAGCACGTTTACCTAAGCTAAATGCGAAGTCAACAGCTGCGAATACATTTAGACGACGATCCTTGTAGAACAGATACCCGTTGTCTTCCCTTACGTGTTTCTGTTCGTAGTATTGGAACTTATCGGATGACACAGGTACGTTGTCTGGGTCAGATGGATCGTTGTAGTACTGTGCTCTAAACTGCCCTTTGTCTAAGTACTGACCACGTTTCTTTGCTAGGATCTTCATGTCAAAGCCGAACCACTTACCGTCCTTGCGTTGACTACGAGGCCATAACATCTGACCTGTACCGTCACCCCTGTCTTCTACTGGCTTTTCGAAGATCTCGTAGATGTTGTCTTCACCAATCTTCTCACCCTTGTCATCATATAGATCCTCTGTCATTTGAAGAAGATCGTTATACAAGTCAGCTGGATGGTAACGTGTACCTACGACCCACTCTTTTGCTTCAGCCCCTTCAATAGACGAGAGAAGAGAGTATTGGCTTTTGACTTTATTACGTCCTTCGCCTGTGTAAGCATTCTCGTACACAACGACATCATCCAAGACAGCAATGTCGCAGTGAAGTCCTGTAAGTGACGTAGTAAGACCACCAGTGAAGATCGAAGGATCTCTAACATTTTCTTTTTTCCTTAAAGGATGGTCTAACATAATCTCTGAGTTAGTCCATCGAGTTCGTTTACCTTCGTCAGCATGGACATGGTCAGGCCAGTACCGACGGAATGTATCAGATGTGAGAATACCCTTGACAAAACCTAATTGCTTCTCAGCTAGGTTAGCTGTAGCAGATATGTATAGTATACGCAATGTTGGGTTCTTTGTCAATTCCCAAGCGACACGATATGCAATTAATCTTGACTTACCGTGGTCACGAGGGAACAGTAGTAGCTGATGAGACTTAGCACCCTCACGTGTCCACCAGTTACAGACATCCTCATGGCATTGCCCTAGGACTTGTTCAGGTGCTACAAGCTTAATGAAAGTAACTAAGTCACTCTCAGCTGCGTGACGTATTTGCTCTAGGGTAGCCAAGGTTTACTCGGGCCAGTCTGCTATGGGTGCATTCCCCGTTGGGTTTCCATCTGCATCCGTAGGCGCATCGAACAACGCCATGAATGCGGTGTGATCTGCGGCAGCATCAATAGCCGCCTCGATTGTGTTCGACGCTGTGCGGATAGCTGCACGGGCTGTCAGAACATTTGCGGGGACAGTGTAATCGGCAACCTCAGATGCCTTGATAACCATCCAATCTGTAGGCTGTAACAACCCACCAGCCTGTGCTTTGATCGTGGCTTTCCACTGTGACTTTAGGCCAAGGGTAACAACCTGATTACCGTCTTCATCCAAGACAGGGTTGTTGTCTACGTCCACCTCGTTCACATCGTCCAATGCTTTAGGTGTATTGGCATCCCAATAGAACCGACTGTCATATGTTGATGCATCAGCTTCCCAAGTCAGACCAGCCGCAGCTTTGTCTGCCTCTGACCATGTGGCCCAGTTGCTAGGGTGCGTAATACCATCGTTGTTCGTCCAAGACTTGCCAACTCTGATGACCTTTCCACTATATTTCCAAGGCATGTTGGCCTCCTATCTTGCGTTACTGTATTTGAATGGGTTCTCGGCAAATGCCATGTAGATGTATGTGCCGCCTGATGCGTTATGTGCCGCAGTGTTCTGACGATACTTAAAACCGTTAGATAAAAAGTCTAACATTGTGTAACCAGAAGAC